TATTATCCGCGCCGGGTGATTCGGTCCGGGTAACCCCCTACATTTCCAAAGGAAAAAATTTGATCGACCAACAAAATACAGAGAAAAAACAAATAGTTGTAAGATTTTTGCAGAAAAAACAAAAAAAGTTGAGTTCTGCCCCTTGACAAAAGCCAACTGTACACCCATATACTTAAAAGATCCTCCCCACCCTTGAATATATACCTACAAGATAGATGATACAGAATCTCCCATAGAAGGAGTGTAAGGATCACTAGATAAGGTAATATCGGAGGTAGATAGAGATAACCTTACCTATCAATATATCCTACATTGACATATCCTACCTGAGTTCCTATGTAAGGGGTAACAACCAGACAAGGAGGACTTAGAGATATGGACTACAAAGGCTACACAATAGACCAGATCAAAGAACTACTAGACTATGATCCTGAGACTGGTGAGTTTACTTCCAAGAGAAGTGGCAAGACACTTATTGGGAGAGACTTCTCTCATAGGGTTGATGGGACTAAAGAGATCACTAAGTTCTGGTTAGCTAGAGTAGCTGTCATGTTTGTCAAGAATGACTATGTTGATGACAAGGACAGGGTTGTCTACAAGGACAAGGACATCTACAACCTCAAAGCTGATAACCTTGTTGTTGTTCCGTACAACCAAGTGTACATGAAAGACAGCAATGATCCTGTCAATCGGTACTATGAGACTGAGGAAGAGCATATCTATGTGGGTTCGATGAACAGATTGTTTGTCGTTAGGAGAGGGCCTGAACAGGCTATCTACCGTACCTATAGCAAACAAGAGGCTATAGAAGTGAGGGATCGTTGGTTGCAATCTGGGAAGATTCTACATGAGTGGGATGCAACAATGCCTGAAATCTTCCGCACAGACGCTAGTCGAGCATAAATGTTCTAGAAACTGAGGGGAAAATGCAAAGAAAGTGATATTTTTATCACTTTACCCCTTGACAAAAGCCAACTGTACAACTATATATACACAAGCAAGCCACAACCATCACATTCTCTCACCGAATCATTTAAGTACGAAATGGGTGCCGATGTGGTTTGCTACTCTATTCTGTCAGCCTGAAAGGTGACAAGACATGGCTGAGAAGCTGAAACACAATCTCCACATTGCTACTTACATTCGTAAGGCCATTCGGGCTGGTGTAGCAATGAAGGTCATCTTGGACAACATCCAGAAGTATGACCATGCACCCTCTTCCATGAACGGTATGTACAAGACGTACCGTAATGACATTGCAGAAGCTAGGGCTGATATTCAAGAAGCAGTAGGTAATGTTGTGGTCGACAAAGCCCTTGGGGGCGACCTTAAAGCTGCTGAACTCTTCCTGCGTAGTAAGGCAGGTTGGAACCCGACAATCAAGGTTGAAGAAGTCGATCCCGAAGAGGTCAAAGAAGACACTGGGGCTATTGATGATCTTCTTGCACTCCTTGGTAAAAGAAAAGCTGAATAACTTTGTACTACGTTTACCACATCAAACTCCCAAACATGGGTTTGGATGAAGGGTACGTTGGCATCAGCCAGAACCCTAAAGAGCGTTGGGCTTCCCATAAACGTGGGAAATCAAATTACCCAGTGCAGAAGGCAATCACAAAGTACTCGACACTCTTAAAGTATGACATTATTGCCTGCTTTGACACACTGGAAGAAGCCTTGTGGTTAGAATACACACTCCGACCGTTACCCCGACTTGGTTGGAATATTGCTGTTGGTGGTGGACTGCCTCCAGACAGTGCTGGTGAAAATAACCCTAACTTCGGAAAACAGGCTTCTCAAGAGACAAAAGAGAAACAGTCCAAGGCAAGGCTTGGCAGGTTTTGTGGTAGCAATCACCCAAGGGCTGTTCTTGTAAATATCTATAACTTTGCTACAGACAAACTTATCGCAGAGGGTGTTGTAGCTAGGTCTTGGGCAAACGAAAACGGTTATCATCAGGCTCATTTGACAGCCACAGCTAGGGGTAAGCTGAAACAACACAAGGGCGTTTACGCTAGGTACTCCTAATGACTGGTAAGAATGGACTTCCTATTCATGCAGACGACCTTCGTGCAATGGGGGAGGATGTAGCAGACATTTTGTCACAGCTTCCTCAACACAAAGCCGAAGAGTTGATTTATAACTGGAAGTTCTGGGCGCGTCCTAATCAGATACCCCCCTCTGGTGATTGGAATGTGTGGTATGTGAACGCTGGTCGTGGTTTCGGTAAGACCCGTGCTGGTGTTGAATGGGTTCGTGCTAAGGTGATGCAGGGGCATAAGCGTATTGCTGCCATTGCTGCTACCAACTCCGACATTGAACGGGTTATGATTAACGGTGAGTCAGGTTTCCTTGCTCGTTGCTGGAAGAATGACAAGACCCTTAAAGGTGTGCCTCTAGGTAAGCCTTTGTGGTCGCCAACCAAACGACTTCTGACGTGGGAGAATGGTGCCTACGTCCAGTTCTTTAGTGCAGAAGAGCCTGAACGTCTTCGTGGTCCTCAGTTTGAGGCTGCTTGGTGTGACGAACTTGCTGCTTGGAATAAAGACAGAGACACATGGGATATGTTAGCCTTCTGTCTCCGTCTAGGTAAACACCCTCAAGTCTGTGTTACCACAACCCCAAAGCCTACAAAACTCGTTAGAGACATTCTCAAGAACCCTAAGACCGTTGTGACCTATGGTTCTACATTCGATAACTCTGCTAACCTTGCCACAAGCTATATTGAAGCAGTTAAATCTCAATATGAAGGCACACGCCTTGGTCGTCAGGAACTCTACGCAGAAGTCCTAGATGAAGCCTCTGGTGCATTGTGGAACCGTCAACTCCTAGCAACCTGTGAGGTTGAAGTTGATAACCCCGTAGAGTTTGCAGAAACACTTGCTCGTGTTGTTGTATCAGTCGATCCGGCTGTTTCCGCTAACAGTGAAAGTGACATGACTGGTATTGTTGTGGCAGGGCAAGACATCAACGGTGTCTGCTATATCCTACAAGATGCCACAGATAGATATTCTCCCGAAGGTTGGGCTGCTAAAGCAATCGAACTGTACAATGAGTACGGTGCTGATCGTATTGTGGCAGAACGCAACCAAGGTGGCGAGATGGTTCGCTACACATTCAAGAGTGTAGATGAGACTATCCCCATTAAACTCGTACACGCATCTCGTGGTAAGTTCGCTCGTGCAGAACCTGTCTCGGCCCTTTATGAACGGGGTCGGGTAAAGCATGTCAAGGGCCTAGATGCCCTCGAAGATCAGATGGTCCAGTGGTGTCCCCTTGGCTCTATTGGTTCACCTGACAGGCTTGATGCTATGGTCTGGGCTGTAACTGAACTTGCCCTCAAAGGTGTGGCTAAACCTGAACTCAACTTGGCCTATGCTGATGCGAAAGGTCTTCTCAGCCGGAATTAGGTAGTGAAATGAAGAAACTCTCGGAAACCGCAGCCAAGATTGAACTTGGTGTCTATGGTAAGAACACCTACACGGGTGACATTCGTGCTGACGAGTTTCTTCAAGAACTCAAAGGTAAGAGGGCAATCCAGAAGTACAGAGAGATGCGTGACAATAATGCGATTGTCGGCTCTGTGATGTATGCTGTGGAACAGACCCTCCGCGATGTGAAGATTGATATTGTCCCTGCTGATGACAGTGAAGCTGCCAAAAAAGAAGCAGACTTCCTCAAATCTGTCATTGAGGACATGGACCACAGTCTTGACGACCACATCTCAGAAGCCCTGTCGTACCTGACCTATGGTTTTTCGTGGTTTGAGGTTGTCTACAAGGTCCGTGGTGGTGACACTCGTTCACCGAAGAAAAACTCTAAATACGAAGATGGTCGTATCGGTGTAAAGAAGATTGCTATCCGCGCTCCGTGGACTGTTGAAGAGTTTGAAGTTGACCAGAACACTGGTGAAATTCTTGGCATGTACCAAGAGGCTGCTTGGGGCAAACGCCCTGCAATGATCCCTGTCGAAAAATCCCTGTATTATCGCACAACGAGCCTCAACAATGATCCCTCTGGTCGCTCCGTTCTTCGCAACGCTTATGTTTCTTACA